GTGCCGCATAAATATCTTTTATGACACCGAGACCACCCGCTATAGTGACTGCGCCAGTCGTATTGGAAGTTGCTACGGTTGTATCTGTGACCGTGAGGTTATCTATTTCGGCACCCTCAAAGTTTACCGCGCTTCCGTGTATAGCACCAGTGACACCTAGACCACCAGTGACGATTAGGGCACCATCTACCTTACCGGTTGAAGCTGTGCTATTAGTCACCTTTGTGATACCATCAAATTCGGCTGTGGAACCGAATAAGGCCCCTGTTATACCCGTTCCACCCGCAACTTGAAGAGCACCTGAACTTTTACTTGTAGCGGCTGTTGTATTTTGAATAGTTGCACTATCAAGTATCGCATTCTCAAAATTAACATCTGTCGCGTGAATGTCACCACCCACCCCGATACCACCTATCACTGTAACGGCACCAGATGTTTTATTTGTAGTAGCCGTGGCATCCGTTACCACCGAAGATTTGGAGCGTGCGACAGCCACATTCGAGTTTCCGTGAACATCTAGTGTATACGCGGGAGCTGCCGTAAGTACACCCACACGATTGGTAACTGAATCTACATGGAAAGTACTCGTATCTACTGTAAAGTTATTTTGAACTTGGAGATTACCCAAAACATCTAGGGTTACGTTGTTGCTATCGGGGTTAATAGCTGTATCTACAAAACTATTTTGTGTATACCCGATGGAAAGACGTTCGGGTGTTTCGTTACCATGATGTGCGATAGCTATGTTATGTCCGGGATACTCCATGAGTATTCCCACATCGAGGGCAGTTTGGGTGTTATTATTCGCGAGGGTCAATATCCGATCTTGGATAACGGTATTGTTTGAGTTCACAACAAACACGTTACCGTTTTGAATGATATCACCAGTTACTTGAAGACCACCCGCTATGACAATATTGTCACTCGATTTACTTATGATTGAATCTTCTAAGAAATCATTTGTACCGACTATGGGGAATTTATTCGTCGTAAGACCAGCGATGGAAATGTTACTCCCGAGAGTCACATCTGAAGAAATGTATGCATTTCCTGTGACTTCTAAATCAGCCGCGGGTGCCACGGTTTTTACACCGATCTTTCCACTTGAAATGAAACTTGTATCTGTACCCGTAAATTGAATAGTATTAGAAGTTGTATTTCCATTTTCCGAAATGGATTGTAAATTTGTTGCAATATTTGAAAGGAGTCCACCATCACCCACGAATCTAGATGCGTATACATTATCTGTGACACCTATACCACCCGCCACGATTACTGATCCGGTGGTTTTAGATGTGGATAAGGTTGTATCTTCGATCGTCAAACTATCAGCGACAACATCTTCAAAATTGGCATGTTGACCAACGATTTTTTTAGCGATACCCATACCACCCGCAATAATCAGTGCACCTGTAGTAGTAGTAGCGGAGTCAACGGTGGAACCCACATAAACATTCCCATTTACATGAAATTTAGAATCTGGAGCGTCTGTTGCGACACCGATATTACCACCCGATTTAAATACCATATAATTATCTCCATTTATGGCATCATTTTGATCTTGATGTACAAATTTTAAATCATCTGAAGAGGCGTGATGAGCTATTCTCCAACCATACGAACTGGCTTCAGTTAATTTAATACCAGATTCGGTTACGGGAGAACCACCAGATCCGGATCTAAGACGTATGAAGGCATCATTGTCACCACTTGCCGCCGCTATATCTAAAAGTTCACCCGGAATCAAAGTTCCGATGCCAACGTTCGAAGTTGCTGTATTAACAAAAAAATTCGATGTACCAATTTTAAGATTTGATGAAACGTGTACATTTCCATCAACGTTTAGATTTTCTTGAGTACTTATACCACCCGCAACCCTGAGAGCACCAGTGGTCACAGAAGTGGATGTAGTGGTATCGGTAATATTAACACTATCAGCCTCTACATCTTCTAAGTTGGCGTGTGTGGCGTGAATATCACCCGCAACACCTAAACCACCACCTAGTATTAAACCACCACTTGTTTTAGAAGTCGAGGTATCGGTGGACGATACATAAGCATTACCAGTAACGTGAAGCTCGGAAGACGGAGATGTAGTTTTTACACCAATCCGATTTGTTGTGGAATCCACGTGTAACGTATTCGTATCTACGGTAAAATCTGAGGTTATATATGCGTTACCAACCACGTGAAGATTAGCGTCGGGTGAATTTGTTTCAATACCCACCGAATTTGTTCCAGAATCGACATATAATGTGTCCGTGTCGACCGTAAAATTTGTACCAACTGTGAGGTCATTCGATATGTATGTATTACCCGATACATGAAGATTAGCATTAGGATTCTTGGTCTCGACTCCTACACTATGTGTCGTCGTGTCCACATGGAATGTATCTGTATCAACGGTTAAATTAGCACTCACGTACGTATTACCTACGACGTGAAGATTTGCTTGGGGTGTTTTTGTCTCAATACCTACCGAATTGGTGGCAGAGTCCACATGGAAAGTATCTGTATCTACAGTAAGATCTTCAGAAATATATGTATTTCCCATAACTTGTAACGTTGCGTCAGGGAATTTAGTTTCAATGCCAACGAAATGTTTCACCGTATCTACATGTAAAGTATTATTGTCGACAGTGAGATTTGAAGTTATGTATGTGTTACCAACTACATGGAGATTAGCATCGGGTGTGGAATTGTTTATACCAATTTTTTTAGTTGTAGAATCAACAAATAAAGTATCTGTATCCACAGTGAAATTATTTGAAACGTGAACATTATTATGTATTGTGTTACCGTATGTAAATTCCTTCGAAACTGCGTTGTACATGAGAAGGTTTGAGTTGTTCACGTTTCTTACAGGATTGATAAAAAGTGCGTTTTGTGTGGTGGTATTATTGAAACCCCCACCATCTGTACCACCGTTGATGATAACAGATCCCGCAGCTTGACCTGTTGGGTATCCCGCGTAGTACCCTATAGCTATGGCACCTTCACCTTGATTGAACTTACCCGCACTATCACCTATAGCTATAGACTTCTGTCCTTGGTTCTCACTACCAGCATATCTACCTATGGCTATAGAATTGCTAGCTTGATTTAGACCACCCGAATTTTCACCTATGGCGATAGAAGAAGCGGCTTGATTTTCATAAGCGGACTTTTCACCGATGGCTATAGAACTATTTCCTTGATTTGTTTCACCAGACCTTTCACCTATAGCTATGGACGACTCAGCTTGTGTGACACTGCCCGCTTGATAACCAATCGCTACAGAGTTGGATTGTTGACGATCATAACCAGCTCGGTACCCCAAAGAAATGAGATGTGCGTTTGAACTTGGGTGAATGGTAGCACCCGTATCTGTACCTATGAGTAAACGATCATACCCAGAATTGTCCACACGTCGAGTAGCGGCGATTGTTCCGTTGACATCCAAATCCTTGGTGGGATACAATTGGTTAATACCGACACGATTCGTCACAGAATCCACATGTAATGTATTTGTATCGACAGTAAGATTGGAACTCACGTACGCATTTCCCACGACATGTAACTCAGCGTCCGGTGTGTCTGTTTTTACACCTATCTTGCTATCAATTAAAGTGTTTCCACCGATACTCAAATCCCCAGAAATATCTGTATTTCCAATAACATTCAAAATATTTGAACCGAATTCGTCCACGAAAAGATTCGAACCCACGTCTAAAGTGTGTATGGGGGATGTATTTATGATACCCACATTTGATTGCGTAAATAATTGACCGTACACATGTACGTTTATATCTTCACTCGTAAGAGGGGTAATGGTATGACCCGACGCACTCGAAGTTGTGTACCCGATAGCAAATTCTTTTGAATTTTCCCGAAACCCAACCCCAACATTTGAACCGGGGCGATTTAAAAGAAGACCAAGATCTAAAGTTGAATCACTCCCGGTATTATCTTTTCCCAACTCTATGAGAGCATCCGTTATGGTCGTGTTATTGGAATGTAAAGTTGTGACGAGACCATTAAATGTCGCGTCTCCATCGACCACCAAACTATTTTGAATGTATGTGTTTCCCAGAACTCGAAGTGTGTCCGTCGCAGATTGATTTACGAAAACTTTTGAACCCACTGAAAGAGTATCCACCGGTGCAGCGTTTGCAATACCCACATTTGAAAGGGTTGTAAAACCCGTGATGGTATTATTAAATGAAACTGTATTTGCTGTCACGTTTCCATTCTGTACAGCTGCCTCGAGAGTGAAATTAAGAATATCCTCTGCGATGGCATCGGAGTCCATAATTTCCTTGGTCACTCGATTATATGCCAATACAGTTATATTTCTATCTGAAAGATCTGTTCGTAAACGCAAGGGTGTCATATAGATAGAATTTTCAAATGCAGCATCAATTTCAACGTTACTCGCATTGAACACGACCGTGTTTTCTGCCTGGTCGTTGGTACAATTTTTACCGAACCTGATTTTGGTGGACCGCTCCACCGTCGGCAAATTCTTGACCATTTAATATATAATGGTATTTTTAATTTGCGTAAAGCAATGCTGCCATTCCATTTTCAACTCGTAATATATTGTAGTTTATTGCGTATATAGGGTCAAGGATATCCATCGATTCACTCATAATCTTCGCTGAAGTGATACGACTGAAATTAAGCGAACCGGTGGGCTGGTGTGAACTTGTGGATAAACAAAATGGATACAAGAAGAAATCGGGGGATGCCACAAAGTTTGTGTGGTAATAATGCATCACATCAATAAAATGTGGTTTACCCCATTTATAATTACTTAAATCAACACCGTTTATATTTAGTTTTACCTTGTTTGTTGCCGAAGTAAGCGCGCTATCGGTTGTTGTATTAGAAGAGGCTAGGTACTTCACAGGATGATTAAACGTAAGTTCTTGAACGGTCGTTCCAGAAGCGACATTCTTTTGAACCTGTGTTATCAACATATCATGTTTACGTGAAATAATCTGACCACGCTCCTCGTTATCTAAATAAATGTAATTTGCGAAAGCTTCAATATTTTTATTAGTAGCAGCAGAACCCCAATAGATACGAAGCTCCACGTTATGATAGTTTAAAGCTACGAGTGGCAACGAAGATTGGGGTGACTCACAAAAAAAGAAACGCAGAGGATAAAAAAATGAACGTGCAGAAATACCCGGGTGTGTACCTTGTGCACTCTTAGAAACGTTTTGAGCGAAAGTATCCACAGCAATATTCTCTGTGAATACAGAATCTTGAGAATCAATAACAGAACCACCAATCAAAAGTTCAACCTTCTCGACAATGTTATCCCATCTTTGGGTGTCGAGAGCCTCTGTATTGTTATCCATCGTAAAATACACGTAATTGAGAAGATCACCCGATCTCTCGAACTGAACACTGGACATAGAATTGTTTTTCACCGCTCCGTGGATTGTTTGTTTTTCAACGGATTGTGAAAAATTAGCATGGCGTTTGAATGTTGAACTGAAGAAAGATATTTGAGGATCGCCCACGATAAATTTATCCTGGGCTCCTATGGCAATCAATTGAACAACACCGGCAGACATGGTAATACTAATTTAAGGGGAGAAAAATTACAGGTTGGGTTTTCTACAAACGAAACGAATGACCAAAAAATTATTTTCGGCGGGATTTGGGGGAGTTACAAGATTTGCGTCCTGATCCCGTATATTTACAGTAAATCTATCGATCGAACGAATTGGGTTTACGTATTGTGTCGCAACGGGGTAGTCATCTTTAAAACTTATTATACCTGTATCATCGGCAGTGACGAGACTGGCGAATGAGTTACGAAGAATACTCAAAGATGATTGACCCGTGAGAACATTGGAGGCCCTGTCAGAGAAAATGGAGTCAAGTTCACTTATAGATACATAACAATGTTCAGTGGCTGTAGTCGTGTTGATGCGAGCACCCACAAGTCTAGCCTGAACCACATTCTTCAGGGGTTGCTGAAGATGACAAGTAAAAGTATTTGCACTACCCTGACCCACACTATCAATAGTGATGGTGTGATATTCATAATTAAGATCGGGAATCATTTCCGTTGGCGATGTAATCAGGGCCATATTTATAAATAGCTTAGATTAAAGATCCACCGATTCCGTCCGCGATCTCATAACCAGCGTGGGCACCGACTAATTCCTGTGCACCACAGAGACCACCTGGAGTGAGACCAACCGAGTAAGGGCTATCCTTTTTACCCCCACCGGCAACACAATCAACATCAGACTCGAGGTCAAAAAGAGACTCCTCGCTGACGGGTGTAATAGTAATTGGCCTGGGTTGGTACTTAGAGCTTCGTACATTCATGAAACCAAGAATGGTGATGAGAATTATCAACACGGTCATCGCCACGAGAGCGTTACGATCGGCACGGTTGAGATTGAGTTTGAACATTTATAATAGACATATATAATTTTTGAAGTGCGTTAAAGACATTTTCTTAGTTTCTACATAGAGAGTAGATGGACGAAGAAATCGTACTCGACAGGGGTCAAACGAATGTGATGAAATTAGATGCTGATGAGCAGGCACTCATGGATGAGATTCAAATTTCCGCTCCACGACCGAAGCCAGTACCCAGACCCACCACAAGACCAATGCAAAGACCTGGAACTTCTCAACACCAAGAAGCGATGGATGCTTTTGTGAATCCCAACAAACAAAGTGTTCCAGTTCAGAATAGGGAAGACGAAGAGATTGATTACGGTGAAGACGAACCGATGATGTTCGATGATGAACCCATGGGTCCGGGTCCGAGTGAACAGGCGGAACAACCTTCCAAGGGGTATACGTCAATTGACGAGGAAAAGGCGGATCTTGTTAATAAACTCGGACGGTTAGAAAAGAAGGGGTTCGCCGTGAACAAACGATTGAATGCATACTCGGGGATTGATGAACTCAGATCGGAGGTTAAGCGTATCACGTATAGCATAGATGTAGAACAATCTGTTCGGTTTTCGAGGCGTATGCTCATAGCCTGTGTAACAGGGCTTGAGTTTCTTAACAAGAGATACAACCCATTTGAGATTCAACTCGAGGGTTGGTCTGAGTCGGTGATGGAGAACGTGGATGACTACGATTCAGTGTTCGAAGAGCTATATGTTAAATATAGGTCTAAGGTGAACGTCGCACCAGAGGTCAAGCTTATCATGATGCTCGGTGGCTCTGCGATGATGTTCCATCTTACCAATTCTATGTTCAAATCGGTGATGCCCAACATGAACGATGTCATTAAGCAAAACCCAGACCTCGTTAAGAATATGATGTCGGCGGTACAGAATACCACACGCGCACCAGGAGGTCCCTCTGTGGACGCACCCGTAGGAGGTACAGGACAATACGAAATGCAAGGACCCGGTGTGGACATTTCGAATTTGATGGGTAATATCATGATGCCCCCACCACCACCTATGAACACCACCATGGGACAATCGAATTCGGTTGAACCCATCATGGAAGAGGAGGATGATCTCTCTGATATCATTTCCGTATCAGGGGATTCTACAGGTGGTGAAGTCAAGGAAGTTAATGTTGGTGGATCCAAACCCAAAAGAACTCGTCGAAAGAAGAAGACCGAAATTAATCTCTAAATATATATAAATGATAGCGTATTGTCCGCTTGAGGAGCTCGAGCCTCCCGTTCGACAGCAAGAAGTTGTCGCCGAGGCCAAGGCTGAACCTGTAAAGCCTCAGGTCGGTCGTGAAGAAACTGAAATGAATTACGTCATCATGGCTTTCATTGTTGGCGTAGTCGCACTAGCCATCTCTGATTCCATCAGGGCATAAATGTTGAATCTACCGCGGGGTACTCCCTCGTAGTAAATTTAATGAGTAAACGTTACCAATTGTGTTGCGGAGAAATTATCAACAGCTGGGTTATTTGTTCGAACTTCTACCAACTTACCACCCACGGATGTTATGACTTCGACAAAAAGGTCATAATAATACGTACGTCCCGATGTAACTTCTGGGGCGAAAAGAATACCATTTTTACCTGTCGTAACTGTGGGATTCCATGGGTGTAAGTTACCACCACCGAAAAGACTTTTATTACCCATCGTTATATTTTCTGATGGAGTCGCCCCGTCACGTGTACCACCTTGAACTTCTATGACTAAAGTACTCATATCATTCACATTAAAATCAGATCTCAAAATGGCGACAATCTTAGCATAAAATGAATTATTATTGAATCGTAACTGTATATCCTGACTTTGTTGGTTTGTTCGTGTGAATGTTTTCGAGTATCGTTTACATGCGACTTCATTCGAGTTTGAAATAAATCCACCACCGACCTCAAGGGCTGTAGTGGCATCCACACCGCCTAGGTCCACAGCGACTTGGTTACCCAAATCAATTTTACCATCGATTTGAAGGTCACCAACAATTTCTGTATCGCTATTCACGATAAAACTTCTAACTGGGTCTACAAACACATTACCAGTGTGGTCACCATAGATATTGGACACTCCACCGGTCGTCTTGAACTCGAGAATGGCGTTACTCGTCGCATGTTCTAAACGAGCCGTACCGTTATACACCGTGAAGTGCTCACTTGGATTTACTGTACCCACACCCACATTCGATGTGTGTATGATGTGTATACCATCTCCTTCGGTACCATTATTAACACCTCCTATCACCGTACCATGTACGGAATGGGTGGAATCACTAAAACCCCTCACGTAACCACCGTAATTATCATTCGTGTTTAGCGTTAATCCAACCTTGTTATTTGTACCTGGATTTTGGAGTTTGAGTATATCTATGTCACCAGTTGCGTCGGAATAAATGTGAACATTTGATTCGGGTGAATTTGTACCGAAACCCACGAGACCTTCGTTTGTAAATCGTGCATATTCCGTACTTGTACCTGACACCTTTTGTCGGAAAACTAAAGGTGCATTTCCAATAGATTCTATTAAATTTACTGGACCAACCGCAGCTGTAAAAATATCTAAAGCACCAAACTTCAACGACTGATCCTGTGCGAACTCGAGACCACCACCGACATAAAATCGAGTAGCACTACTTACGTCTAATTCACCTTGGTCATCTAAAGGTAAAGCTCCTATAACGACTACACCTGAAGGAGTTATAGTCATCGCACGTGATACCACCGAACCATCACCGTTTAAAGCGGATTGAATTTGGTTAGTAGATAAAGATGGTAAAGTTGTGTTATAGGTCTGGAAAAGATGTTCGGCCGCTATTGACCGAATCCTATCTGGGGCGGCGGTACCTGTTCGATCATTACCCTTGAATATGACAAGTTCGGATTTACCAAGGCTATCGTATAGTCGTTCTGTGATGAACGTATTACCGAATTCGTCTGAAGATACACCAGTAAACGAAAGTTTATTACCTATGACAACATTACCACTGACTTCCAAAGAATCACGGGGTATATCGGTGCCTATTCCCATATTTCCGTTGGCACCATCTATGAATAATTGAACAGTTCCAGATTCATCGATTACATTTGGGTTTTTGGTAATTCTAAAATCTGCCACGCGTGTACCATTTCGAAGTGCACCCGCTAAACCCACGGAATATCCCACCGGGTTAGCAATAGATGACCCGGTATCTCCATCCGTCTGTGCAAACGAAGCGAATGCGTTTGAATTGAGACTACTCGTTCTCGCAGCCATAATCGCATCACCCGGAGTACCTTCAATATTATGAACGAGTAGACCGTTGGTGTTGAAATTTCCTATACCCGTTCCAAGAATTTCTAAATGGGCCGTAGGTGTGGTAGTACCAATCCCCACCCGCTTATTACTTCGCCATGTCATGACATGACTCTCTGTTTCATAATCATCACTCGCTAACGATAAATTCAACTGAGAACGCGAGGTTCCACTGGAAAGATCGTGCTTCCCCATTTTGAAAATACTTCTTACACCATCCCTACCAGAACCACCTTCACGAGCCAATTGAATTACGTTATTAAAATCCGAAATACCAACAAT